CGCACCATATCTTCGCCTGCCTCCGTAAATTCGGATACGAAGGAACGAAGCTCCGTCAAAATAGGCTGTACGATCTGCGCCACCTTGCTTGTGATCTGCGGGATACCCTGCACCATTCCGGAAGCGATATTCTTATCAATCGTAACGCCCGCTTCAATGAATTTTTGATTTTGCGCGTTGAAGGCGGTAAGAATGCTTTGCGTGATCTGCGGTATCTTCGCGGTAATCTGCGGGATCGCGGTTATCATACCGGAAGAAATATGCCTGTCGAAGTCCTGTCCGGCTTGATTGAGCCTTTGCGCCTGTGCGGTCAGTCCACTTATAACCCGCTCGACAATGGCGTTTACCGCGCCGGAAAGCCCCTCGATATTTGCTATAATGCCGTCATTCACGGCGCGCACCGCTTCGGCGGCGGTAAGCTGTCCTGCTCCGCCCATCGCGGCGGTCATATCAGCGGAAACGCCGTTCATACTTTCGCCGAAGCCTACGCCCACGCCTTCACCCATATTCGTACCGATTTCGGCGAATACGGTAGAAGGGGAGTGAATACCGAAGAAGTTTTTAATTCCGTCTACAAGGGAAGAAGCCCAGCCGGATACCTTTTCCCATAGCCAGCCCGCCGCGCTTGAAATACCTTCCCACAAGCCGTGAAGAAGGTTCGCACCCGCCTTCACCATTTCACCGACAAGGGAACCGAACGCCGAAACGATCCCGCTAACGATTTGCGGAACCGCTTTGACAATTTCGGCTATAATTGTCGGCAAATTCCGAACGAGTGCCACGAAAAGCTGAACGCCAGCTTGAATAATTTGTGGGATATTCTGCACAAGTGCGTTTACAATCCCGCTGATAATCTGCGGGATTGCCTGTACGATCGTCGTTATAATCTGCGGAAGTGCTTGTATCAGTGCCACAAGAAGGTCGATACCCGCTTGAATGATAAGCGGTATATTTTCAAGAAGCGCCGTAATAATCCCGTTTATGATCTCCGGAATAGCCGCCACAATCGTTGCTATGATTTCCGGAAGGGCGGTAATAAGGGAAGTCAGAAGGTCGATACCCGCTTGAATGATCTGCGGGATCGACGAAAGCAACCCGTCAATAAGGCTTGTAATCAGCGTAGGAAGCGCCGCTACAAGAACGGGGATCGCGTTTATGATACCCTGCGCCAGCCCTGTAACAAGCTGTAATGCGGCATCTATCAGCAACGGGATATTGTCGATCAGCACTTGCACAATATCGGCTACAAGCTGAACCAACGAAGGAACAAGCGTCGGCAACGCTTGCGCTATTCCCGTCGCGATATTCGCGATCATCTGAAAAGCAAAGTTTATAAAGGTCGGTAGCATTTCTGTTAGCTTTTGGATCGCAAATGTCACCATTCCCAGCAAGCCGTCTGTAAACTGCTGTGCCGCACCTTCTGCGCCCGTCAGCGCTCCCACTAAACCGTTCCCGATAAGCTCGACAAACGGCGTTATCTGTTGCAGAAGCTCCGCCGCAAGCTGTTTTAGCTTTGTAACGATCGGTTCGGCGATCGCTCCCAATTCTGCCATAGCGCTATTAAGGGAAGCCGTCGCCTTTTGTGCGTCGATAATATCGCCGTTTACCTCTCTGTATTTCTCCGCCGCGTCGGAATATAGCCCGTTCAGCGTTTTTGTAATCAGCGCTTGCCGTTCTTGCTCTGTACTGCACTTGTCAAGGCTGGCTTGAAATTCATCTTCCGAAACGCCCGCCCAATTCAAAGCGTCAGCAAGCCCGCCCGTAATCGCGCCCGTTTTCGCGGTTTCGTTTGCGGCTTCGGTCAAGTTTTCAATAGGCAAGCTGTCGCCGAAGGTCGCATATACGCCCGTTGCTATATCCGTCCACGTTGCAAGCTCTTTTTCGTTTTTCGTCAGTTTTGCAAGGTGGGCGGCGGCTTCGGTCGCCTGTCCGTCGTCGCCAAGAATGCCGTACAACTCCGTATACGTTTTCTTTGCATCTTCCGCCGAATGCCCCGCCGTTGTGAAGCCTGTTTCCAGTTTTCCCATATTTACGCGGGCTTCGCGGGTGCTTTCTGCAAGCCCCAAGAACGCACCCGCCGCCGCACCGATTGCCGCACCCATTGCGGCAACCCCTGCGCCGATCGCTTTTCCCACCTTGCCTACGGTATCGCCAACGCTCTCCCAATCAATCTTTGACTTTTTCAGTTTTTCGGAAGTGTCGTCGATTTCCTTTTGAATTTTCACCATATCGGCTTTTGTGTTATTCAAAGCCGTTTGCATTTTTTGATATGCGGGATTTGTCGGTTCGATCCCGCCGTCGCGCATTTTCTTCAAGGCATCTTCTGCGGCTTTTGCCTTTTTTGCCTGTTCTTCAAGCGATTTTTTTAGAATATCCTGCTTTCGCGTCAGCGCGTCTATGCTTTCCGCATTGTCGCCGAATTCAGCCGTCGCCAGCTTCATTTCCGATCCGATTTCGCGAAGGGAAGTGTTGATACCCTTACAGGCGGAACGATATTCTTTTTCGCCTTCAAGAATAATTTGCGATTTGATTTGTTCTTCCTTCGCCATTTACAACCCTCCTAACACGTCGTCAATATCGGCTTCCGGCTCTTCCGGCTTGAAGCGATCCGGATTGAATTGTTTGTGTATTCTAAAAAGCGTCAAAATCTTATACGGTGTCATTCGCCATACTTCGGCTTCGCTCCACCGAAGAAGCGTAACGCCGATATAAAGAAGGCGGGCAAGGTCGATTACTCCTTGCCCGCCGCCGCGTTTTTTCCGTTTTCGTTGTCCTCTTCGTCGTCCTCTTCCTCTTCATCGTCGCGGGTGGGCGGCTCTTCCGTTCCGTTATTACCCATCGAAAACGCTTTGAAGATAGAGGATTTTACGTCAAGGAAATTCCCTGTATGAATGAGTTTGCCCACCTGTTTTTCGGTAAGCTCTTCTTCGCCGTCCTCTGCTCCCTCATTCAGAAGCAGGGTAAGAAGCCAGCGAAGGTTTTTAATGCTGTCCTTTCCGGAAAGCGCTTTATCAAGGCGATCGAAGCCGCCGAATTTATCTTGCATTTCGTCGATCACGTTCAAACTGAAAAGAAGGTGTCTTTCCTTGTCAAGCGTGATCGGGAAGCGTCCGTCTTTAATTGCACTCATAAAATAATAAGCGGGAAGCCGTTTCCGGCTCCCCGCTGTACCTCCTTTCTTGTTATGCCGCCGCGTTGTTCGGCTCTCTTACCGTAGTAAACCACGCCGCCGCTACGCTCTCCGTAGGCAAAGCGACGTGTTCCGCCTTCCACAACCCGTCCGAACGTTTGATAAACTGTCCGACGATCTCCGGCGTAGTAAATTCGATACTATCGCCCTTTGTCGTGTAGTTTTCGGACGGGATCGCAAACTTCACCTTGTAAAGCCAAATGTACTTATAGGTTCCGCCCGCTTTTTTCGCGCGGAAGCCGATTGCGAAATAAGGCGGTTCGTCTGTGTCTGCGCCGTAAACCACCTTGTCGTCGTCCTGCTTCTGTCCAAGAAGGGCGGCAAGGTCAGCCGGAAGAAGGTCGTTGACGTTCAGTGTCAATTCTCCCGATACGAATTCCTTTACTACTTCGTCGGCTCCGTCGTCTGCGTAAAGGATCGCTTCCGCAACTTCCACGGAAAGCTCCGCCGAAATTGCCTTCGCCATTTTTACGGGCGTTCCGTATTCTTCTGCGCCGTCGTCGCCAATCGTAATAGGTGCGCGGTAAAGATCGCGCAATCCGATTGTTGCCATAGTCTTATACCTCCATATACTTAAATTCCACGGGGATATGATAATAACCCGTGCTTTCCTCGAACACTTCCGGATCAAACGTGATCCCGTAGAACCCCGCTTCCTTCAATGCTCGCTTTGTGTTCCGCATAAGCGCGATATAATCCACGCGGGAATAAATATCCGCCCTGTATGTGAATTCTTCCGCGCCGCTTTCATCGTCTGAAAAGTGCGTATCTTGTCCCACGACAATTTGATACGTGATAAAGGTTTTTGCCTTTCCGTCGTATTTCAGTCGTTCAACGGGACAACCCAGCTTTTCAAGCGTTGTTTTCACAAGTGTATCAACGTTCATTCTGCTTCGCCTCCCATACGCGGCGCATTTCTGCATTTACAGCGTCAACCGCCTTTGTGTTCGCCGCCGTGAACCACGGGCGCGCTGGCATATTCTTTCGCCCGTATTGCAGGACAAAGCCTTTTGTCGCGTTGCGTACCCCGTGCCGATCCTTTCCGTCCGGATATACTTCAACCATCTTTGCGTCGTCCCGCTCCTTGATTTTGGATACGATAACCGACGCGGCAAGATCGCCCGTACTCCTTCGGCTCCGAAACATTTTCCGGATTTCCGCTTTCTGTGCTTCCTGCATTACCGCGCCGCCAGCTTTCAGCATTTCCGGCACGGCTTCTTCTGCAATCTGCGCTTTTTGAAGCATTCGTTCTTGCAGATCGTCAAGCCCTACAACGTTAAATTTCGCCATTTCCGCCGCCTCCTTCCTCCGCGCCGTTCTGCGCTTCTGGAAAGCTGGAAAGCGTCAATTCCACAAGCTCTCCGTCGTTATGAATGTACGTCCGAAGAATGCGATAACGCTTCCCGCTCGAAACGGGATATTCTGCGATCATTTCGCCGTTGTATTCCATTGCGTAAACGTCGAACTTTACTTCGGCGACGTGTCCAGCCATTTCCGCTTTGTAGAATTCTGAATACCCTACGGATTTTTTATCGGCGAAAACCGTTGTCGCCGTTTCCGGCTTCATTATCGGGAAGCCGTGTTCGTTCGTCCGCTCCGAAGTTTCGGAAAGCGCAATCAGCGTTATTTGATCTCTCCAGCCCATTATCCGCCACCGCCTTCCGTATAGTCATCGGACAGCGACAAGGCGCATTTCAAGTAATCGTAAGCCTTTCTGTGCCTTTCGCCTTCGCCGCCGAAGTTATCTTCGGATTTCGCGTACAGAATGATTGCGCGGTCTAAAAGGGGATCGCCCAGCGTTTCGCTGGACGATCCCGCATTTTCCGGAACGTTGATACCGACAAGCCGAAGATCAGCGATACCGGAAGTAATGTAATCTTCGATTTCGTCGTCAAATACGGCGGCTGTTTTCCGCAAAGCCAGCTTTACCTTGTCAAGCATCATCGTTCAGCCCTCCATTATGCGTCGCCTTTAACCAGCTTCACGAAGGCTTCGCCGATCGCGGGCGTGCAATCGAAGATCGCAATACCGCTGTATTTGTAACTGTTCGTGTCGATGTCATAGGCGTTCTTCACGTTAATATCTTCCGCAAGGTTTGCACACACCTTCTTGAAGTCACCCAAGAAGGCTTCGTGTTCCTTCACGTAGTCGGACAGAAGAACCGGATAGCCGTAAACGAAGTAGCTGTTGCCCTGCACGGTTACAATATGGTTCTTGCTGGTGTCCTGCAACGGCATAAAATCCGTAAACAAGGTTTTCTTGCTCATAACGAATTTTGCGTTACGGTCGTATCCAGCGTTCAGAAGCCCGATCAGCGTTTGCACGTTTGCGGCGGTAAGGGAACCGGCTTTTGCTACGGTAACGCTGTTCGTTGCGCCCCAAGTGTTTGCCTTGTCAATGCCCTTCGGCTGGGAAGAACCTGTTCCGTTAATGAAGAAATCTTCAACCTTGCGGGCGATCGCCTCTGCAAGCATATCAACGATCCAGTTTTCAAACGCCGCAATGCTCATTGTCATAACGGTATCGGAAATCTGAACCAGCTTGATAATCTCGTATCCGGTCAGCGTTACGGTGGTAAGGGTATCAGCCGCCGCCGTAATAGCTGCGTTTTCCTTATGGATCGCCGCATCGTTGTTCGTACCCTCAACGGCGAACTTCACCGCGCCTTTGACGTGCAGAAGGGTAACTTCGTTCAGCATCGGTGCAAGTTTCTTTACCTTGCTGATAATCTCGTTCGCGGTCTGTGTCGGCACAACCTCCGCGCCCGTGCCGCTGGCATTCGCGTATGCGCGCTTCTCTGCGTCGGTAAGGGGAAGGCGGCGAAGGTTTTTCAGCCACGCGGAACGGTATTCGGGCGTACCGAAGGGATCGTCCGGATCGGCGTTGTCCTGTTTCTGCTCGAAGGTGCGGGAAACAATGCCCGCGCCCTTTGCGATATTGTCCAGAATGCCGTTGCGCTTCTCTGCGGCGGCAATCAGTCCGGCGCGCTCTTCGGTAAGCTCTTCTGTTTCCTTCTCCAGCGCGTCGATTTCCTCGGCTTTCATAGCGTCGCCGCGCTCTTCGATCTCCTTCTTGATAGCCGCAAGGCGGGCTTCAATCTCTTTAATTCTCATTGTGTTAAACCTCCATCATAAGTTTGATTTTTAGAATTTGCTTCCGGCGCTCCAGCCGCTCCTGCTGTTCTCTCTCGATCACTCCGTCGAAATAAGAACGCGCCGAAATATCGGTATCGACGTTCGCCGGATAAGATACCGCCGAAACGTCGTAAACCTTCTTGATCTTCAAGATTGTTCTTGTGTGCGTGTCTTTGTTATATGCGTCCTCTGACACGGTGAACGCCCACGACATTTTGCAAATAAGCCCCGCGTCAATGCTTGCATAAAGTCGCTTTGCCTCTTCCGTAAGGCTCAAATTTGCGGCAATAAACAAGCCGCCGTCCTGCGGTTCCAAAAGCAGGGAAGGCGGCTTATTCTTTGCCATCTTGTTTCGGGCGAATACCATTCCGGAATGGTCGAACTGCATAATCACGTCGGACAGGTCAGCGCCCACAAGGGCGTTGCGGTCGATTACCTCGCAATATTTGATCCCGCCGTATTCGTACATAACATACGGCTTATCAAACGTTGTTGCGAAGCCTTCGACGTAGAAATCTGTATCAAACCTCTTGTTCTCCGTCCCCTGTGGGATCATCAACGGCTGGAACATTTGACGGTATTCCCGCCCCTTCACTACTGGCATTCGGTACAACCTCCTTTCCCAATTCTGATACTTCCGCGTATTCCTTGCGAATATAATACTTGTCCCCGCCTTCAACGTGCGACATATTCCAAATATCCATAACGCCGTTGCGGTTGAGCAAGCCACGGTCAAATAGTTGTGTGCTGATATTCAGCTTTGTATTATTGCTTGCGTATTGAAGCCTGTTCGCGGTAAATGTGATCGCGTTCCCGAAGGACAATTCCCGCTGTGTATAGGTCATATTCGACATAACCAGCGAAAGCTGAATTGCGAAAGGCTCGATCTTGCCTTCGTAATAAGCGTTCCATTCGTCCTCGTTATAGCTGTTCTGAATAATTTTCGCGTTTGTCCCGAAGTAGTTAAAAACATTTTCGTTGATCTGCGCCATCTGCGCCGCGTTCACGGTGAACGGCTTGCTTTCAATCGGTTTCACGTCCGCGAATTTGCTATCGTAGATCACCATACCGGATTGATTATCCGCCGAAAGGTTATCCGCCGTGAAGCGTTTTCGCTCTTTCGTAATATCTTCCGGTTTTAGCATATTCGCAACCTTCGCCAAGAACCGGACGGAAGCCGAATTTTTAACGCCGTTGATAATGCCTTGATTTTGTGTATGGATCAACTGCATTGTAGGGCGAAGCGCGGCGTTGCTCTCTCCGAAGAAGTCGTCCTTGTACTGAAATTGCGTCAGCACGCCGACGCGCTCGAACTCGATTGCCGCTTTCTGCCCGTTTG